TAATCCTCAATAACACCCCTTTCAACTTTTTTAGATATTTCTTGGATTACACTTTTAAGTGATTGCATTTTACAGAACTTAACAACGTAATCTTGTATGTTTTTATTTGTAACTGTTCGGCTTTCAACCTCTTGTAGTGTATCTAAAACTTGTGTTTTAAATGTGGGGTCTGGAATTTCAACATTAATCTCAGTTCTTAAACCTGGAAAATTTATAATAGCATTATGTTTTGTATAATACTTTTTAATCAGGGAGATTATTTTTTGAAAGGCCTCGGTTTTAAAGTGAACCGTATCCAATGTCTCAACTACGGTTTCACCAAATTTTGGATCAACTATTATTTCATGAAACAAATCTAATTGGAAATCTGGCCCGAAGTCCTCTAATTGTATAGATTTTTGTATCATGATATTAAACCGCTAAATCGTACTGTAAATATTTTGTTTCTAGTCTTTCATTTTTTTCAGATAAACATTTCTGTATTCTTGTTATCATATCGTAAATATGCTCACGAATATCAACGGTATACCTTACTTTAACTGGATAAATTGTCGCATCCCATTGTCTGTACGCAATAACCCTATCATCCATTTTAACAATAATTTTCATAACATCTTTAATGTCGTTTTTTTCAAATCCAGAATTTTCATAAAAAGCTCTTGAATTTTCTGTCATGAAATCTAAGGTTTTGTTCTTCATATGAAGTTGGATTATATGCTGATTGTAATCAATAGCATCTTTAAAGTTTAAAGAGTTAATTGCGCGATTATTAAAGCCAATAACGTTGAAATAACGTTGGACTATAATATTGTCATTAAGGTAAATTGTAAATTCAAATTTTCTTTGCTCTTTTTTAATTTCTTTTTTTGCGTTCATAATTTTAATTTTTCGTTTGTTCGTAAATTTTTTTTTCCTTGTTTATAATAGTAATAAAAGTTGACCAGAAAACAAAGAACCCGTCATCATATTTTGGTAAAAAATTTAATAATTGGTCTTCTTTCATCATTTCCATAATCTTATTTATACCACCTCGACCTTCTGGCGACAATGGTTCGTTGACCATTTCCGTTATAGCATTTTTTAGGTCTTCTGTTACATTTGGCGTTTCTAAATTAATAACTTTACCCATAACACTAAAATAATCGGTACCATATGTCCCCCATTTCGTTTTACCCTCTTTTATTGTGAGAAGTTTTTTACTATCTGGGGATTCCGTTAATAACTCATCAACTCTGTTAATAACCCACTCATGATCTTTTGGCTCTTTTTTTAATTCAGGAAACATTTTAAGTACAGTTTCTTCACCTATCCCCTCAAGACCAGATATGTTATCTGATATGTCGCCAGCAATCATTTTAATCAACCCAACATTGGAATAGTGGTAATCAAAATAATTTTTGAAGTTGTCTTTATTGATGACAGCTTTTTTACCATACAAATACACCTTTGTATCTGGTGCAATCAACTGAAGTAAATCTTTGTCGTTTGTGTAGATAATTTTGTTCTCATTTGATGAATTTTTAACATAATGAGCAATGCCATCATCAGCCTCGCAACCATCAATCTCAACTTGTCTTATAAACAATTCTTCAAGGTATTGTTTTATCCTGATTCTTTGTCTATCCAAGTCGTGTCGTTCATCAATAGTTACTTTATCATTCCTATTCATTTTATAGTATGGATAGTAACCTTGACGGTAAACTTTTGAATTTTCACCCTCCCAGAAAACAACAACTTTGGTTATGCCAAAGTCCTGGTAAAATTTTTTGATTGTGTTAACAAAGTGAAATATGGCGCCAACGCTTCCGTGTTTAGTTTGCACTTGTTTGGCGCCATAAAACCCTTGTTTTAATAAAGCCTCACCATCAATCAGTAACGTATTAATCTTCGTCCGAATAGGCAATGGCCTGTTTAACTTCATACTCCTCTAATTCAAAATTTGTATCACCCATTTTTGATGCCCAGTAATCAGCTGTTTCTTTCTTGTACTTTTCCAAGGCTTCTTTATTATCTCGTTTATCACTTGTGATAAAACCATGTGGTGTAACTACAATTTGTGAATCAGCGTATCCTAGTCCGTTGATGTGATTCTTGTCAACGGTAACTTTTGTTCTTGTGGCAAAATTAATCTTTCTACCATTCTTAGTGGCATCAATTTTAGAAATACCACCATCAGCTTCATTACCAAAACGGAAAACCAATGTGGCAGCTTGGTAAACAGCCTCACCACCTTTTGGTTTAATTTTTGGTTGACCCATTGGCGAATCTGGTAATTTAACCCAAGGTAGGTTACAGATAACCAAACCATTCAAGTATTGTGAGTTTTCTTTTCTACTGTTGTTAATTCTTTGGTTAATACCCATGTTAATTTTTTCTGCAAGAACTCCAGCGGTATGTTGTTTACCACCTTTACCCTCCCAGGTCATTTTACAAGGTACAGAACCAACTGAATCCCAGAAGAAACAAATATCATAAGGAACATTTCCTTTAGCTTGTTCATCCAACACATAATTTATGTAATCGGTAATTTGTTCCACGTATTCAAAATCATCACGATAGAAGAAAAACCCTTTCCACTCACCCTGATCATCTTTGTAACAATCCAAACCCATTAGTTTGCAATGTTCAAAACTCCATTTTTTCTCGGTAACCAAAAATATTGGTAAAATCCCTTTTTTCTGCGCATCAATGGATGATGCAATTAACGCACTCGTCTTTCCCGTGTTGGTATGTCCGAGTAACATGTTAATGTGACCCATACAAGGGCCAGGTACACCAGATGCCTCTAAAAATGCTTCACCGCAAGATAGAAACAAATCTGGTTTATATTTTGTTGTTGTACTCATTTTCTTCTGAAGATCATCAAAAGAAAATTCCTTTTTCTTTACTGCCATATTGATATATTTTTAAAAATTAATTGTGAAAAAAAGGGCACTATAAGAGCGTAAAATCTCCTATAATGCCCATATATTTGTTTTAATTAGAACGGTAGATCATCAGTGTCCAACGTCATTGGCTCACCCGAATCATAACCCATACTATCATTGCCAAATGTTGTCGGTACTGGCTCACTTACTGGTTGTGAATAATTTGTGGATTGTGGTGCATATGATGGCGTACCAGCGTCATCAATTCTAGCAACAAATTGCTTTGATTCGCTATCCCAAACAGGTTCAGAACCCTCAGCAACAATTCTCAAAAACTCAATAGGTTTTTTTCTGTAAACATCTCTCCAAGTTTGTTGGTCGTTTAACCAAAGTTCCATTTGTGCTGGATCTTGACTAACTGGTGATGTCTCATCAAAAATGATTTGTGAAACTTTTGTGTACCCTTTAGATTGGTCACGAACAACACTGATAACAAGGTCTTTTCCAGCAATAGGATTAAAGAATGCACCAGAGCCTGGATTTTTATCGTTCATGAATTTCATCATGGGTTGAATTTTGTCCATGATTCCTGAACCATCATTTACTTTAGGGAATCTCCAGAATTTAACTCCCTCGTGTTCTTTTCCACGTTCAATACCTCTAACGATATAGAAGTCACGTGAACGGTAATTGCTTGCGATTTTTTTATCTTCAGCATCACCCTTGATTAAAAGTTTGTACATGTCATTAAGAGGTGATTCTTCACCGTCTTGAGCTGGATCGTACAGTTTATTCCATTTTTTACCAATCTTAAGATTGTGGAATTTAATGATGTCGTACCATTTACCCTCAGTATCCAATGGTAAAATTCTAAAGACACGTTGTCCTGAATTTTCTTTTTCACCCAATGCTAATGTAAAGTACTTGGTTAAGTCAACCTCTTTTTTTTCTGTGGTTGTTGCAGAGTTTTTTGATTTTTCGTAGTCGGCCAGTGAGTTTTGAACAGCCTTGTTCCAATCGATGTTTTTAAAGTCCATAATTAAAAAATTTAAGTTTATTATGGTACAATATTAGGCAACGATTTTCAAAAAGTCAAGTGCCAGACAAAAAAAAATTTACGTGTTGAAAAGTTGTCTCTTTACTTTTTTACCCACCAACATTACCCCATGTGGGCTTGTTGTGACTGATACAGAGTTTATTGAATACTGATTCAATACGAAAGCCCCAGGTAAAACCAATTGGGTACCGTTAACAGTTAAAGTGGTGACATCATCATAAGCACCTAAAAAAATTATACTATGTATTGAATATGTGTGACCAGTGTCGGCTGCTTGAAGTGCCGCGATCGATTGTGTTCCGCCAGATGTTATTTTTTCTGTATATAATTCAGCTTGTATCATAGTCTGTTAAATGGGTTTTCTGTTGGTATGTTAAAGCTCTTTTTAATGTCCATATCACTATAATCGTTCATTATGGTATCAAACATAGACATTTTAGATGAATTTTCCAAATCAGTCTGCGTTTTAGCCCCAGTACCTTTATTATAATCATCAATTGATACATTAAATGGGTAAGAATCTTGGGCCAAAGCCTTTCTTCTCTCTTCTTCAGTTGGTGGCCTCATAAGCTCAACTTGTTTCGCTAAAGATTCCATTTTACCGATTAAATCATCCATTTTGGTTAAATTTGTCTCTATTTCGGAAACTTTACCCATAATGTCGTTGATTTTTTCTATACCACCAGCTAAACCTTCAATTTTGCTCTTGATATCGTTTGTGCTATTCACCAATTCTGTCACATCAACCTCAGTAACATCTTCAGCTGGAGCTGGCTCTTCCACTGGTGCATCAACTGGTGCATCCGTAGCAACGTCTGTTGGTTCTGTTGCCATTGGTTCCTCAGCTGGTACCTCAGCTGTCGCATCGACAGCAGCGTCAACTGGAGCTGCGTCAATTGGCTCTTCAGCTGGTGCAACTTCTTCAGCTTCATTATAGAATCTATAAGAAACCTCGTCAATTGCCATTTTATCTTGATATGCTATAATAGCATTAAAGCGATTAATTTCGCTTTCCAATACGGTATTTAATTTCTTATTCATCTTAGAAACATTCTATTTGAGTGGCTAATCGGTGTTTCTTCTCTTAAAAGTTCTCTACCATCTTCAACCACTAATTTTTTTTCGATTATTTTTCTTTCAATTAAACCATCAGCGGTTTTTATATAACAAACACCAGATTTTAAATCACACACTTCTTCACCAACCTTTGGTTCGCTCCCTAAAAAATCATTGATTTTATTGTTTATGTTATCCATAAATTGTTTTCTTATAAATATCAGCTAAATGATAAAAGTTATGTGAATGTTTTTAATTTAGTGGGGTGTCTTTGTTTTAATTTTTATCATACCAAACTATTAAACTCACTAGAAGCGGTATTATATATTGATAATTTAGAGTTGTAAGTTTGACTACCCTTAGTATACTGAGCTTTAGCCACTGGACTCCACCATGAATTTATATATGTGGATGTCCATTTATCAGGATCGCTACCACTAAACCCTTTGGCTTTTACTCTGTTAGCCATAAAATCTAAAAATGATTCATCATTGGCAAATATAGCGAAGGATCTCCTATTACCACCGCTATCAATACGACTATACTGACCTATAATACCAGGTGCCCCCCATCTACCACTATCTGTTTGTACACCAGCATAATTATAACCACCAGCAGAATTAAATGATTTACCAGATTTTGAAGCCTCCGCAACCATAATTGCAAACACAGCTTTACCTAAATCACTACCGTATTTAGTGTTTAAATAATTAACCGCTGTTTTATACGGTAATTTATTTG